GGATGCCACTCGTAGATGAACCCGTCATTCTTATTGCGCAGATACTGCATGGTCACTTCTTCCCCTTCTTGGCGACACCCTTGATGGTGCCCTTGTTCTCAGATGCGTAGAACACGCGCTCACCTTGCTCCTTGCCGTACTGCTTCTGCATCTCGGCCTTGATCTTCTTGCCCTTCTTGTTCAGCGGCATATCAGCAATTCCACGCTTTTAGGGACAGCGCTTTGCGCGTCGGCTTACCCTTTTCGTCCTTCATGGGACCCGGCATACCGGACATACGGGCGCAGAACGACCTCTTGCGCCCCTCGTCCTCTTTGGTCTTCGGGTTGGGGGCCGGGGGTTTCAGCCCGGGCTTACCCGGGTTGGCCTTGTTGTAGGACGCCCGGCCGGCCGCATTGAGGCCGCCTTTGGGGTCCTTGCCTTCCTTGCGGGTCCATGCGGGGGTTTTGGCCATTACGCCATCGCTCCCTTGATGACGACGAAGTTGATGGCCACAGCCTCGGAGTAGTCGGACGACGCTTGGTGGTTGCGCAGCGCGAGTGTGAACGATCCGTTCGCCACAGCATCGACATCGAGTTCGTACACGCCCAGTGTGGCACCGGAGTGCACACAGGCAATGACCACGTCGTCCTCCGTCACCAGACTGTTGTTCACCACGAAGTTCACAGTGGTATCGCGCGCGAGCTCGGCGTTGTGCGTGGTAACCCGCCCGCTCAGCTTGTTGATCGTGACCGGCGTAGCCTTGCTCGTCAACTGTGTGACCGTGCCGCCCGCGCCGGTGGTGTACCCAAGTGTCGAAGTGGACCGTACGACCGTGCCCGTCATAGCAGCGGGGGTGCTGCCCCCGATGACTGTCCCGTCGATCGCACCGCCGTCGATGTCGGCCTTCGTGATATTCACCTCGCCGGTGCCCTTCGGCGTGATGCTGATGTCGATGTCAGCGCTAACGCCTTCCGCCACCAGTGACGTGTTCTCGAGGTTCAGCCCATTACCGCCGTTCACAGTCTGGAAGGACTGCGACTCGATGAGCGTGATCCCGGTGAAGCTGCCGGTGAAGACAACCCCCGAGATCGACCCGCCGGTGATGCTGACGTTGTTCGAGTTCTGTACCGAAAGGTTCCCTAGAAGCAGCGCCGCGCGGGCTTCGGACACATCTGTGAATACCACATTCGACAGGAACAAAGCCCCGTCCCCTGCCGGAAGCAAGACAATATCTTCACCGGGAGCCGACGTCGTAATAAAGTTGCCGCCTATAACAATCGCGCCAACACCTATACGGTCAGTGCCTACTCGCAGTGCAGTTTGTACCCCCGTGCCGCTGTACACATGCTTCGCAGCAGCCTCGGGGCCGCCATCTATGTGGAGCAGCTGGTCGAAGGTGTCTTTGATCTTCTGGTTGGTGAGGTTTGTCGACACGGTGCTATTTCCCTCGTAGAGAGTGGGGGCCCGAAGGCCCCCACAGTGCCTAGCCTACCATCAGGCCGACGGGTTCACGCCAAGATCGGCACCCATGTTGATGACCGCCAGCGAGACCTTGACACGCGCGACGTTGATCGCGTTGGTGTTGATGGTCATCAGGATGGAGGTGTCCGCCGCAGCGTACGCTGCGCCTGCGGCACCCACAGTCGTACCGACTGCGGCGTTCAGGTCGACGTCGTTGCCCCACAGGGTGAGCGAGCCGGTGATACCGAGGTCGATGGTACCAGCCGCGCCCTCTGCGCGGACAACCGTGACTGCTGCCGACAACACCTGCGCGCCCTTGGGGAGCGTGCCGATGACCAGCGTATCGGTAGCGGCCAGCGCCGTTGCCGAGGCAGCGACACGGGCAGCAGCGATCTTGGCGAAGTCGAGGTCAATCTCGACGACGCTCACGCGGTCGGTGTAGTTGGCCGAGAAGCCAGCCGAGTTCTTGTAGAACCCGAGAGAGTCAGTGTACGCAACCATGATCAGGTCTCCTTACGCGAACTGGACGACGGCTTGCGCCAGCGCCTCGGGTTTCACAACCTTGTAGCCGTACACCTGCAGGCCGCGGATGATGTTACCGAAAGTGGACTGCGCACGAAGCGTTTCCATCTCCGTCATCTGCGACGCGAAGGTGAAGCCCATCTTGTGGCCGGCGATGATCGAGGTCTTGCCCGAAGAAACGTTCAGGTTGTGCGACACATAGAGCGTGAAGCGGTCGATCATGCCGAGGCGGCCGTTCCGGAGCGGAGTGGTGCTATCGCCGGTCAGCGAGGCATCCTTGAGCTCCGACTTCTTGATCAAGCCGGCCATGCGGGCCGGGATGATGAGGTAGCGGTCCGACTCAGGGACGTTGGCCTCGTCAAGCACGGTGCCCATATCGACGACCAGATCGACGACGGAGGTCGTGGCAGACGCACCGTCCTTGGTCACGGTCAGCGGCGCGGCCGTGGTGCCGAGGTTGAAGGCGGCCGACTGCTGACCCGCGGTCGCGCCTTTGTTGGACGCACCAATGCCCGGCAGCAGATCGGTCAGCACGCGCTGGTCGATCTTGATCTTCATCTGCTCGGAGGCGTCCTTCGACCACATGTCCATCAACTTGACGTCCGACTGGACACGGTCGATGTCGTCCTCGACGCAGGAGAAGTACTCGCCCTTGTCGATGACCAACTGCAGCTTCGGCGCGTCGGGGTTCTCCACGACGAGGTTCTGACCCTTGACGTACTCGCGGATCGTGATGTTGGGCTGGGTACGGATGTTGACCGTATCGCCCTGATTACGAATCTCGCCCTCGTAGTCGGTGTTGCTGATGGCAGCAAGCACGGTCGAGTCGTAGAAGTTTTCGATCAGTTTACCTGACCAGATTTCCGGAATGAAGTTGCCCGAATAGTCGGGGCGTCCGGGTGCAACAGGATAGGCCATGTGGTGTCCTTTCACTTAGCCAGTTTTAGGTGATACGACCTTCTCGCTGTGCAGCGAAAATGTCGCGCTCGATCCGGTCACGCTCCTGCTCCCGACCCTTATACAGACCTTTGCGGACGTCGTCAAAGAACTTGGCGACATCTGTGCGAGCATAGGCTTTGGCAGCGTTACCGGTTGTGGTACCAGCAGCTGTGCGCCCACGCCCGGGTGCAATCTGTTTTTCGAGTTGGGTAGCAGCTACGTTCCGAGTTTGTTGGGCAACAGAATTACCATTCTGTGACTGCCACGTACGGAAGAAACTTCCGACACGACGGGCGTCGAGTTGGCCTTGCGCGTTGTCGAGGTACGTCTGCCGGGTCATACCGGACAGCGGGTCGACTTCGAGAAGCCAGCTGTGGAAGTTCTGGTTGGCGTTGATCTCGCGCCAATCGGGTACTTCCGCCGACAGTTCCGTCCAGAACATCTGCTCAGCGTTCAGCGCCTGTCGCTGTACAACGCTCTCCACCTTGGGGACGACGCTACTCTGGAGCTGGGCGAGCGACCGCCGCAAGTCTGCGACCTCTTGGTCCCGCCCCGACATCTCCTCACGAGCTGCACGGCGCATGACCTCAATCGACTCACCGTACTCCTCGACGTCCTTGTCAGTGATGAGCTTTGCCGCGGCCACCTGTGCGGGCGTGCTGGCCTGCTGGGGTGCGGTAAGCGACGCGATCAGCTGTTCGAGCTGACCGAGACGTTGGCTCAACTGGTTGTTCTCCGCCCGGAGGCGAGTGGTATCAGCGTTGTACATCCCTTGCAGGGAGCGCCAGCGCTGCTCGTAGGTTTGATCTTCGTTCGTGGTACCGGGTCGTCCTTGCTCGGTGGACGCCGGCTCAGCTGCAGCTTCGCTTGCCCCGTCGGCTGCCGTGGTCTGTGCGGCCGGAGCCTCCACCTGCGCTGCAGGGTCGGAGTTCAGGTCTTCGTACAGCTTGGCAACAGCCTCAGACTGCCTTTGAATTTGCGCGGGAATGGCCATTTAGACGCTCCTCTCGGGTGTGCGTGATTGGATCAGCTGCCCCTACGGGGCTTTGCTGCTAAGTCAGGGGACTCCGTCATGAGCCTGTACAGCTCTGACAAGACCTGACACCGCCCCTGTGCAAGTGTCACGGTCTGTGGTCCGACGTTGGGGAGCCGCTCGAGCTCCGAGGCCCGCCACTCTCCCAACCATTCCAAGATGATCGGGTATTGGCGGACGCTGACTGCCAGCGCGTGGACTACTTCGGGGGAGACCTGCTTCACTGCGGGCCTCCATTGATCAGATTGGTCCCGCCGGCGGGGGCGCCAGCGAGGTCAGTGTTCTCCATACCGGGCTGCCCGCCACCGGGGGCTGGCATCTGCGAGGCCGCGGCCATGCGCTTCTGCATGCTGAGCTTCTCGCGGGATGGGACGATGTCGTCGACCGGCATCTGCAGCCCCTTGGCGACCTCGCGCAGCAGCGCGGCACGCCCCTCGGGCCCGATGATGGCGATGTCGAACTCGTTGGCCGTGGCGTTCAGGAACTCCACGCGGCGGACGTTGACCGTCTCCTTGACCGCGAGGTTGACCGCTCCCTTGGCCACGACCTGCGCGTCGCCCTTGATCGCCTCATCAGGGTCGTAGCGCATGTTGTAGACGAACTGACGCTGCACGATGGTCTTGAGCACGTCGTTGTCAATGTGCATGACCACCTGCCGGATGCCCTTGCCTGCGGAGCCCATCAGCATGGAGAGGCCCGACGCCGTGCGCCCCGCCCCCTGCACGTTGGTGTCGCCGTAGATGTAGGCCGGGATGCCGCTGTGGTCATCAGCCATGCGCGAGAAGCGGTCGTAGACCCCCACCAGCGTATTGGCATTGTCGTTGGGCTGGTTGAACCGCACTGCCGGCGCCGACGACCCCAGAGGGTCGTTGAGCACTTGCCAGATTTTCCATGGCTGCATCTGCGTGATGTCTTCGTTGGGCGGCAGGCGCTCGAGGTTGACCTCGACCTGCGGTCCGGAGGCGATCGCCATGTTGTTGACCAGCGCCCGGGCCGCCGCATTGCAGACACCTTGAATATCCTCGATGATCTCGGGGATGCCCTTGCCCCAGAAGGCGCCGGGCTGCTTGATGAACGATGTCTTGGCGTAGGGCTTCTCGCCCAGCGGGTCGTAATTTAGGACAGCCTTGATGACGTAGTTCCCCACG